TCAAGGCTAGGGAAGAACTGAAGAGCCTCAAATATGGTGAAGTCAATTACGATGTACATCTGCCGATGCTCTTCAATAAGGGCACAGTAATACAAGCGATAAGGCAATGCAGTTCGCCTCAGATGCGAAGCGTGTACGGAAACATCACCAAGTCACCTTATAAGGAAAGACCTGACGTCAAGATCGGAGACCTGACAACGATCCCGCTCGAGTCATGCGACTTCCTGAGCACGAACGAGACGAGCTTCAAAGAAGGCAAAGTAGGGGAGTTCATCCGTGAAAGATTTCCCACTCCCTCGAGATTTGAGAGGGGTGAGGGTCTTGGCTGACCACAGATCTACGCGCTGGCCCTATGTCAGGAAGCAAGCCTGGAACAGAGACAGAAAAATTAAGGCGGTCTGTCACATATGCGGCGAGCCTATTGACTACTCAATACCAGCGTCGAGTGCTCCACTTTCTTGGGAGCCAGACCATTTAAGGCCCGTAAAGAGCGCCCCTGAGCTCGAACTTGACCTGAACAACATCGCACCTTCTCACATGCGCTGCAATCGACAGCGCGGCACAGGAGCGAACGACATGGCCCTTGGAAAAAGGTCGCGAATCTGGTGACCGGGGCGAAGGGAGGGGTCTCGAAATCTTCGGGCGATTTTGCCCGGGCGGAGACCAACGCCCGCAGTCAATTCCCTCCCCAAGAGCACCAAACAATTTTTTGAGGGAACGAAATATTTTTTAGGAGTGTGAAAAATTTTATTGGCTAGGATAGCTCACCGGGAGCGAAAGCGGTTTGCCTTGCCGTTTCCTAGCCATTAATTAAGGCCGACACGAAAGGCGGTGTGTTGAAATGGCAAGAAGTACAAAGGAAAACCCTCCGCAGACTACGGAGAAAAAGACAACCAAGAAGACAACGACAAAGAAGCCGACGGCAAAGACGCAGGCGATCAATCCTGTTCCTGTTCTGGAGACGTACACACCTTCCCAGGCTGAAAAGATGTGCAAGGGCATCAGCCCGGCACTCCGACCGATGGCCTTGACGCTGGCGGAGTCACTTCTGACGTTACAAAGAAAAATAGAAAAGCAGACGCCGATCTACGAAACCGAGCCGTTGGTTCAGGAAGTTACAGTAGGTACCGGCGAGACGATACTAAGAAGCAACCCTTTTGTGCAAGAGTTCCGCGCAACCGTTCGCGAATACGCATCAACACTAAAGGCATTTAAGGAACTGGTCGACGCTAAGAATAAGACGGCGGAAAGTTCGCCGCTCGATAATCTGAAGAGTCGCTATAACATCGGATGATACTCGGAAAGAAAGAGCCGAGGATCTGGACGCGGCCGCTCCGGAAGCTGACGCCTAAAACCTCGTTAGGTTTTGCGGCGATCGATTATGCCAGGGACGTAATGAATATGAAGTTATTCCCTTGGCAAGAGTGGGCACTGATCCATATCTTCGAAATAATAGGCGATCTTGACTCACCTGATTGGACTTTCAGGTATAGAACGGTAGTCATAATGGTCGCCAGACAGAACGGCAAGACGCAGCTGTCAAAAGTCATCGCGTCGTTCTGCTTGAATGTCCTCGGAGTCACATCGATCTTCGGAACTTCGCTGTCGCTTGAAAAAGCGGAGGAAGTTTGGGATGCGGTTGTCGAGGAACAGGAAAATAACCCGTATTTAGTCGGGGAGATTGAAACAGTTGCCAGGAAGAACGGCGGAAAGAAACTGACGCTTACTGGTAAGCGTTCTTATAAAGTCGGTGCTCCAACTCGTAGAGCTGGACGTGGCGACGCAAATGACGTCGTAATGCTCGACGAGCTTCGTGAGCAGCGCGACTGGTCAACGTGGAGCGCAGCAGCTGCTTCAACAAGTGCAAAACCTAGAGGAATTGTTATCTGCTTCACAAACGCGGGCGATCCTGAATCGATCGTATTGAGACAGGTACGTTCTCAGGCTATATCAAAAATAGACGGAACAAAGGCGAACGACTTCGGCGGTGAAGTCGACGTGGAATCACTGGGACTCTTTGAGTGGTCGGCTCCGGAAGATGCTAAAACGGACGACATGGAGGCTCTTTCGCAGGCGAATCCCGCTTTGGGGTATGGAACAATAACGGAACGAGCACTTATGGCAAACCGCGCAACATTTACGGAGCCCGATTTCCGCTCTGAATGTATGTGCCAACAAGTTGAGACACTACTTCCTGAACCATTCCCAGAGGGTGCTTGGCTTGGCGGTCGTGATGACCAAAGCTTTATTGCTGCCGAGAGCGAGCTGTTCTGGGGAATTGAACTCGATCAGGATAGAAAATACACCACAATCGCAGTCTGTGGACTTCGTGAAGATAATAACTATCACGTCGAGATAGTTGAACGTCGTATAGGTACCGAGTGGGCTATTGACTGGTTCAGATCCCGCGTAGGCAAGTACGGCGAAATGAAACTGGCATTTCAAGGCCGAGGCGCACCCGTCTCGGGTCTTGCTGAACAAATATGCACGATCGAAGGAGTTACAAGGCTTGCACAAGAAGGTCCCGACCTGACCGCAGGCTGGAATCGTTTTTATGATGCGATCGCCGCAAGTGCTCCGAACGATAACCGAGGCGGCGTGAAGGTGTTCCACCTGTCACAGCCCGTACTTGATACACCGGGACGCACTTGTCAGCTCCGAGAGCTAGGCAATGGCATCAAGTTACCGGACAGAAAGAAATCGCCTGACGATATTTCCCCGCTTATGGCGGTGGCAATGGCCTACGCAGGCGCCACGATGATAACAAAGAAAGAAAAGAAAGTTTATGAGTCAAGCTACGCCTCCGGGGGTAGCTTAACTTTTATCTAAAAAAGGAGAAAAGGGGACAACAAAATGGGCATACTTGAACGCTGGCGGGTAATCAGACCGTCCGTAATAAATGTCAATTTATCGGGCGACGCCTCGACCCAAGTGCTGAACCTCAGTGCGCTGGAGCTCTATCAGACGCAGGGAAATGTTTACGCAGTAATCAGCTTCCTGTCAGATAGCATCGCTCAGTTGCCTCTTAAGGTTTATGTAAGAAAAGGTGAAACCGAACGAGACCGCGATCGCGTCAGTAATGCAGCGAAGTTGTTATGGAGACCGAACGACTACCAGACTTCCTTCGAATTTATTCAGGGCTTGATGTCTGAGTTTTATGTTTTCGGTTCCGTATACGCTTGGCTTGCAGACGATTTGGAATCTGACAGCGGTTATTCGTTGCACCTGATCCCGATGCAGTGGGTTATGACGAAAAATCCCGCACAGAACGGGAATCCCGAAACGCTCCGCGTCTGTACCAAGACGGGAGAGCCTGCGGTCGACATTCCGATCAACGAGCTGATCCAGTTCAAGACCTACAGCCCCGGAAACCCGAAGGGTTATCTGTCACCGCTCTGCGGTTTGAGGCAGACATTATCCGAGCAGGTCGAGGCTGGACGCTTCAGGCGCCAGCTCTGGAGATCTTCAGGCAGACTCAATGCACAGATAATCAGACCGAAGGACGTTGCGCCCTGGGACGACGAACAGAAGAAGAAGTTTGTCACAGCCTTCCGTGAGGCTTGGGGCTCAGGCGGGTCTAAGGCAGGTTCTATTCCTCTTATGGAAGACGGTATGGAGATCAAACCATTCTCCACATCGTTCAAAGAGAGCGAATGGGCGCAGTCGGTTAAGTTGTCACGCGAAGATGTTGCGGCTGCTTATCACGTCAATCCCTCGCTTATCTGGCACTCGGAGACGCAGACATACGCAAGCGCAAGAGATAACGCTCGCGCACTTTATGCCGAGTGTTTAGGTCCTACGATTCAGATGCTACAGCAGAGGATCAATGCGTTCCTCTTGCCGAAGGTCGGCGCGGTTCCCGGTACCTATGTCGAGTTTGACCTGACAGAAAAGCTCAAAGGTTCCTTCGAGGAACGTGCATCGATCTATCAGAGCGCTTGCGGTGGTCCTTATATGACCAGAGACGAAGTAAGAGCAGAGCAGAACCTGCCGCCGCTTCCTGATGGTCAGGGCAGTCAGATAATCACACCACTCAACGTAGTCGAAGGCGGTCAGGCAAGCCCGCAGGACACGCAGGGAAGCGCTTATGATTATCCGGGAGTGGATAACCAGGGCAAGAAGCTCGAGCCGTGCGGATGCAAGGCCTGTAAACAGGAGACAGAGCTCAGGATAAAAGGACGGAGCGACAAGGAAGACGATGAAAAGGTTCAGTCAGTTCTAACCGAGTTCTTTAAGCGTCAGGCCCGTTCGATCATTCCGAAGATTAACGCAGATCCGAAAGACTTCTGGAACGCCGAAAGGTGGGATAAGGAACTTGCGGAAGACCTGCAGCCCGTCTTACAGGAAATATCCAACAAGCACGGCAAAGCGACAGCAGAGATCCTCGAATCTGAATACACCGAAGAACTGACAGAGAAGTATATCTCGGTTGCTTCGGAGGCGAGAGCCAAGAAGATAAACGAAGGCACACTCGCACAGATCAACAAGGAACTCAATCGGGACTTCGAAGAAGACGAAGAGCCTGACATTGAACACGTCTACGAAGTAAGAAGCAACACATCAGACACACTCGCGAGAAGTGCGGCTGGTGCTATTGCTTCGTTCGCAGTTCAGGAAGCAGCACATCAGGCAATCAGTGACGGAGCGCCGAGGATCATCGGCAAGATCGTCGAGAAGGAATGGGTTACAGGAGCAAACGCAAGACCGAGCCACCAGGCAATGAACGGCGAGCGTGTTCCGATCGATGCCGACTTCTCAAATGGTCAGCACTGGCCCGGTGAAGACATCGGAGATCCCGAGGAATCGTGCGGGTGCAACTGCACGACCGAGGTCGTTATTTCAGGAGGTTAAGAAAATGTTATTTAAGACATTTAAATCTAAAACAGATGAAGCCGGCAAAGTTGCTGGCTTTTTTAGTACCTATGACAAGGTACCGGACAGCTACGGCGACATTATCGAGCCCGGAGCGTTCACTAAGACGATTGAAAAGCGAAAGGCTACAGGTCATCCGTTCCCGCTCTGTCTCAATCATGACTTCGACAAGGTCATTGGTCGAGTAGACAGCATCGAGGATCAGGAAAAAGGCCCGTATTACGAGGCGAGTTTTTATAAGACAGGTCTCGCACAGGACGTTCGCGAGTGGACGAAGGACGACGGACCTATCTATCAGAACAGCTTTGCTTATGACGTTCTGAAGCGTAGAGATCCTACAGACGAAGAAAAGGCGCTCGGCATCAAGAACGTTCTTCAGGAAATCGAACTCTATGAGATTTCCATCGTAACAGTCCCGGCAAATCAGAACGCGGTCATTACCGAGGTTAAGAGCGCAGAGCCCGAGACAAAGGCGGGCAGACGCAACAGCCAGAAGGACGCAGACATCATCAAACAGATCAGAGACCTCGCGCAGTCATTACTTGACGACGAGGGCGACGATAACACCGAAGAAGCAGAGGCAAAGAGCGAAGAGGCTGAACCTGAAGTCAACGAGGCATCGGAGGAACAGAAGGACAACGGTAATTCGAAGAGAGCTT